AAGATAGGTTGGGCATCAGCATTCCGTGAACTAATAGCCATGCTGTACGCAGGTAAAATACCTAAGTGGGACATGAGCAAGATTAGACCTGCCGGAGCTAGACTTAAGACATTCGGAGGTAGAGCTAGCGGACCTGAGCCTTTGTTGGATTTATTTAATTTCTGCATTGAGGTGTTCACTAAAGCCGCAGGACGTAAGCTAACATCAATAGAGTGTCATGATGTTGTTTGTAAAATAGCTGACATTGTAGTAGTCGGTGGTGTGCGTAGGTCTGCTTTAATTAGTTTATCTAATTTATCTGACCCGCGTATGGCTAAGGCTAAGATGGGCGATTGGTGGCGTAATGAAGGACACCGTAGGCTTGCTAATAATAGTGTAGCGTACACAGAAAAGCCTGACTTTGAGTCATTCCTGTCTGAGATGCAAAACATGTATGAATCCAAAGCAGGTGAGCGTGGTATCTTTAGTCGTGTTGCGGCACAAAAGATAGCCGCTAGGAATGGCCGTAGAGACCCTGAGCAGGACTTTGGTACTAACCCTTGCTCTGAGATTATCCTACGTAGTAATCAGTTCTGTAACCTATCTGAGGTTGTTGTAAGACCTACGGATACCAAGGCTATGCTTAAGGATAAAGTAGAGCTTGCGGCTATCATAGGGACGCTACAGGCTACTTTGACTGACTTTAGGTATCTACGTAAGTTATGGCAGAGAAACACAGAGGAAGAGGCATTGCTTGGCTTAAGTTTGACAGGCATTATGGATCATAAAGTATTGAGTAAGGACATTGCGTCAGTTACGTGGCTAGAGGATTTAAAAGATGTGGCAATCAAAACTAATAAACTTTGGGCAAAGAAGTTGGGAATCAATCAGTCAACTGCTATTACGTGTGTTAAGCCTAGCGGTACTGTATCTCAGCTTGTCGATAGCGCTAGCGGCATTCATCCTAGGTTTTCTAAGCATTACATTAGAAGAGTACGTTCAGACGCGAAAGACCCGCTTGCTCAATTCATGTCAGCCACCGGATTCCCCGTAGAACAAGACCTAATGAGTCCATCGTCCTTGGTCTATAGTTTCCCTGTGAAGTCTCCAGAGACTAGCGTTACAGTCAAACAGGTAGGTGCAATGCAACAGCTTAAACTATGGAAAGCCTACCAGAATCACTGGTGTGAGCATAAGCCAAGTATCACTGTTTATTATACAGATGATGAGTTCTTGGAAGTAGCACAGTGGATATGGAATAACTTTGACTTGTGCAGTGGGATTAGTTTGTTGCCAGTTAGTGATCATGTGTATCAGCAAGCTCCTTATGAAGACATCAGCGAGGAAAAGTATCAGGAGTTAGTACAGCAGATGCCTGTGGGTGTGAATTGGAATGACCTTGAACAGTTTGAACAAGAGGATAATACTACAGGTAGTCAAGAGTTAGCGTGTGTAGGTGGAGCATGTGAGATAGTTTAGATAAAACTAAGGGGCCTTAAGTGGCCCCTTTTTTATTCTTCTCTAGTTCTTGCAGTCATCAAGCCAACACCTAAAGGAGACTGTAAACCTCGTCCCACACTGTCTGGACGAGTATTAACATACTGAGTCAATATTTCTTTTGCGTCCCCTCTACCTTTTGTTTTTTCTGGTTTAGGTTTATTTTTTTCTTTAAAGTCTTTTCCTTGTTTTTGTGTTTGTTTTTTTGCCCATTTGTTGTTCATTATATCAATATGCATTGGACCTGCTACAGCAAGAACATCTGTTGGTAAAGCTTTTTCTATCCCTTTACCTAAAACAGGCATTTTTTCTAAAAAGTTATGTACGTCTGACATATAAGCAGTTACTCTCCCATTAGGGAGCACTTTATAAATTGCGTTCACGCCACCTTCAACTACAGCGTTTCCTACAAAACTACTTTGAACCCAAAGTCCATTTTTTGCTACGTCTTCAGAAGATTTACTTAACACTTTAAACTGACTATCTTTTTTACCAGATTGCTTTAATAACTCTTTGTACAAATTTTCAGTAGAAGGTCTTTTAGGAAAAGCAGTAAGGACTTTTCTAATTGTTTTATTTACAGGGTTCTTAAAAGCAAAGTCTTGTAAATGGTTTCCAGAAGCGCCACCACTAGGTTCTTTGAATATAACTTTTGTAGGTCTATCTGAAGAAATTCCCCAAGCTTCTGTAATATGTTCATAAGCTTTCTTAGAGTCTTTAGGGGAAGTGTATTGTCTTTTACCATTAAGTTCTGTTTTTGTTGCTTTAACACCTGACTGAAAAGATTCTAAATTTAAAGGTTTATAGCCTTGTACTGTACTAAAGTCTTCAACGTCAATAAGAGAAGAACCTACATTTCCTTGTCTTCCAGATTGCTCAACAACATGTCTATTATAAATAGCCTGAGCCATTGCTTTTTCAATGTCTCTAGGTGTTGAGTTTGGATCATTTAAAATACTTTTAACTTTCTTTTGGCTTTGTCTTGCAATCCCTGTTTCAGCGTACAATGCTCTAGAATAAGGATTTAATATACTATCAAACATAGACACAGCGCCGTCAGCAACCCATTGACCCATCCCTGTTGCTCTTTTACCCGCACCTGCAATATTAGAAGGAGTTATTTCTTTTCCTGTAGCCTTTAACAGTTTTTCTCCTAAAAAATTTTCAAACGTGTTAGCAGAAATTTTATCAGGTCCATAATAATTTTTTATATAATTACTAACTCCAGAAGCCCAAGCACCTTTGTTTTCTTTTGCTCCTTGTTTTAGTAAAGAACCACCTGTTCCGACACTGAAAATATTTACTATGTTTTTAACTTGTTGCCATTCTTTAGGATTTTTATCAGCCCAACTTTCTACAGCTTTTCCTGTATCGCTGTCTAATACCCCTTGTACTGATTGATTTGCAAAATCTTTAACAAACTCAGGAACAGCCCAACCAACTGTTGCACTTAAAGTTTCTCCAACAACATCACCAACCGCTCCCGCGCTTTCTCCTAAAAAAGTAGTAGCTACATGCATAGGATCATACTGATTAAAACCCATAAAATCTTTTTGAGGTTCAGTAGACTCAATAACATTGTTTAATCTATTTTCTAAAGAAGATAATAAAGTGTTTGATTCAGCCATTTAACTATCCTATTGTCTAAAGTAGTTACGTATTTCCGCTTGTTCCTCTTCAGACAAAGCGTCCATTGTGTCACTGACAATAAAACTTGCAAACTTTTCCATAGCTTCAGGAGACTTAAACGTCATCTTTTCAAAAGCAAGTAACTTGTTTACAGCTTTAGGATTAGAGGCGGCTTTAGCTAAGAATATAGGAGCAGTTAAAATTGCACCGGAAGTTACAGCGGCTCCAAAAGCTCCTCCAACTGTAGCACCTGCTCCTGCTCCGGCAACTGCGGCATATTCTTTGTTCCTTAAGAATAAAGTACCTAAATTACCTTCAGGTCTTTTACTAGCTTCAGCAAACAAATTAAATATTTGCTTTACTCTGCCGTAGTCTTGACCTGTAATAATTTTTAATCTTTTATCTTGATCTGGTTTGCTAAACTGTGACGCAAGTTTTTTATACGTTGAAATATCAAAATCAGGAGACGCTATATCAGGAATTAAGTTTTTAATAAAAGATTGCTTAATAACTTGTTTTGCTTCCTTAGCTGTACCATAAGCTATTTCGGAAGGTAATCCTTCTCTCTTACCTATTTGTCTATAAGCTTCATCTATACTGCCCATGAAAGTTTTAACTTTATCGCTATTAGTTTGAGTAGTCAACATACGACCCAAAGCTTCAAAGTTACCTTTCTCTGCATTTAATATTGTGTTTTTGTTTAATACAGGAAGTAACCCACTCATTCCTTGTTTGTAGGATTGTTTGAGTAATTCATATTCCTTTGCTACTTTAGGATCAGCCTGTTTTAAAGTGTTAATAAAAGATTGCTTTAGAATATTTTGTAATTCCCCAAGCTCTCTATCAGCTACAGCGTTGTAGTTGGAAGATTTAATATCTCCAAATTGACGCATTTGTTGTGACAACATTTTATCAACTTTTAGTAAAGACTGAGCAGTCATATTTTTGTATTCTAAAGTTCCTGATAACTGATCTTTAATAAACTTTACGGTGGCATCATCTAAAGTAGAAACTGCTTTACTAACAGCTTCTCCCTCAAGTACATCTGATGTTATTTCAGAATTGCTTTTTAAATATAACTCTAATTGTTTTTTTATTCCTGCTGTATTTACAGTTCTGTTTGCAACTCTTTGACTAATAGAATCTAAACCTTCACCATAAGAATCACTAAGTGCTAAACGACCTGCGGATATAATGTCAAACATTGCTTCCCCTAGATCAGAGGGTGCTGTTCCTGTTCTTAAGTCTACAGAGTTAGCTATGTCATTTAAAGCTGACTGTGCGGCTTGGTTTACTTTAGCTACATTACCTGTAGCTTCCTTGCCTGACAAAAGACCTGCTTCTCCAATCTTTTCAGCAAAAACAGCAAGACTAGAGGCTTGTCCTGTTTGATATCTTGTTAAACTAGCTCCTCCTTCTTCTAGAATCTTTTGAGTTGCTTTTAAAGACTCCGTAGATCCTGTTTGTAAACCTTCCTTCATTATTTCTTCAGCTACTTCCTTTGGTGTGTAACCTAAGGCGGCTTTGGCTGACAGATACGCAGGTTTTAAAACTTTACCTAGACCTAAAGTTGCTACGTCAAATCCTGCGGATATTAAAGATTCCTTTACAGCTTCTTGGAAATCTAATTCTTTATCCTCTAAAACATCAGATGTTAAAGACCCTGCGCCTGATCCTACTGAACCACCTATAATACCTCCTGCTATCATCCCTGCGGGACCTAAAGGAATACCAGCGGCGGCTCCCGCAAGGCTTCCTCCAAGACCTAAAGGTATCTCCATATTTTTCTTTAGGAAATTACCTACGTCCTGATACCAAGGTAAGTCTACTTCCTGACCATTAGGAGTTACTTGCGGTGCAAAATCCTCAAGAGTAGCCAAGCCATTAGCAATAGCTTTATCCTGAATTTCTTCCTTGCTTACACCTACAGGAATACCTTTGATAATTGTACCGTTTGGAAGACGTATGTCTTGAGTTTGACTCATTATAAATCACCCCAGTTTATTGCTTGTTCTTTAGTTGTAGGTTCTTCATCTTCCTTTAACAACTCTTGAACAAAAGCATTGTATTCCTCAAAGTTTTCTGAATCAGCGTAAAGTTTAGCTTGTGAAATTCTTTGATTCATATCTTTAATTAATCTTTTAATAATTGCATTATTAGCTTTATTTCCTCGTCCAACTGTTGCCGCTATATCTAATAAGGCCTTTCTTTCAGGATCAGAAATAACACCACCAAAGATAGGCTTTAACGACTTAAAAGTTTCCATAGCTAACACGCGCTCAAAGTCTGCTCTATTGCCGCTAGTTAAACCTAAGAAATCTTCTATACCATAAGCCGCTAGATTGATAGGTCCGCCTGTTGGTAAAGTTTCAAGTATTTTTTGAGCGTCTTCAATGTTCTTTTTATTATCAAGTAGAGCAGGTAAACCGCCAACTGCTTGAGCTTTGTTACTTACAAATGTTTTTACTTGCTCTTGGCCTTCTTTTGTTTTAATCATTCTTGCTTGTTTTTCTTCTGAAGTTTCTCCAGAAGAACTAACAGGGGTAATGTTTCCTACAGGTTGAGCAGGACCATTTGGATCAACAGGGGAAAGAGATGTTTTTGTAGTTTTAGTTCTTGGATCTTTTACCTGTGTTCCATAAAAATAATTACCTGAAGAATCCACCCAAGTATCTGATCCTCCAAACTGAGCAGGAGTTCCTTTTGTAGCGTCAGGTAAAAAGTCCTTTAAGTTTTTAGCTGTAACTATACCTGATTGTACTAACATCGCTAACTGAGGTAATTCAGGATATTTTTCCTGTACATACGTAGATAAAGAAACCCTATCAGCTACTTCTTGATCTTCAAGCTCTTGTTCCTGTAAAATAGCATTTCTTTGTGCTATTGTCCTAGCGGCCCCTACTTGGTTTCCTGAAGACATTTGTAACTTAGCAAGCTGAGTTAAATCGTCAGGATTTTCAGGATTCATATTAGGAAGTAATTTTTCTAGTTGTTCCATAGGGTTGTCTGGAACTTCTCTTCCTATTAGTTTAGCAAACAGCTTACCTACGGCCCTACCGCCACCTGCGGCTCCTTGAGCAAGTCTTTGATTTCTTGTAAGAGGTTGAATTGGTTGCGTGGGAGTGCCTGTTAATAAACCCACTAAATCTCGATCTGCCATCTTAACCTCCTACTGCGCTTGTTATAGTATCAAGTAAATCATTCCAGAAACCACTTCTAGCATCATCCTTAGCCGCTAACCCTCCAAAGATACCGCCTTGACGTTCTCCTGTTTCAGGATTATAACCAGTGCCTAATGTTTGGGCATTGTAACCGCTATCTTTATCAAACAAAGTTTGTAGCATAGACTCAACATTTAAAGCCGCACCCGCTTGTCTACCACCTTGTGCAAGCCCTGCTGTAGGAGTAGCTAACCCATACAAACTACCTAGTTCTTGCTGGGGCTTATAACCTAGACCCAAAAGACCGCTAGCTAGACCATAAGCTTGCTGTCTGTCTGCTTGAGACTGCCCATAAGCATTATAGAAAGCTTCATTACGTGCTTGTTCCTGAGCTAAAGCTTGTGCAAATTGCTCTGGACTACCGCCGTATTGAGAAGTCATTAAACCTAATCTACCTTGGCCTAATAGTCTATTTTCTAAAGCAAGTTGTTGACGTTCTTCCTCAGGCCGTTGTATAGTTCTTATTTGCTCATATAAAGCCTGTTGTCGCTCAAGAGGATCTCCGCCTAGCTCATCTAGGAAACTGCCTGACATGCCGAATAAACGGTCTTGTAGAGCTTGTTGTTCTGGAGACAAGTTCATGTCGAACCCACCTTCAGCAGTACCTTGTACTCCGCCTAAGCTAGATGTAACACTAAAAGGGACAAACTGAGACTGATCATAACCTTGCTGACCTATAGCAGTGCCACGCTCTAAAGTTTCATCTCTAAAGTCTGTTTTTCTTTTTATATCTCTTTTTAAACTTTGATAGTCTTGACCACTACTTAACAAGTCCGATAAAAAACCCATTAGTAACTCCCTCCGCTAATTGTTCCTGCTAAAGTTCCCGCAATATTAGCGGCTGATAGTGTAGGGACTGTGACTGTCCCTGTGAATGTTGGACCTGCTAAGTCTGCTTTAGTTGTGACAGCCGTAGCAATGGCGTTAAACTCTTCGTGTATTTCCGTTCCTTTAACTATTTTAGCCGCATTACCAGACGGCAAAGTATCCTTAGACGCAAAGTCCGTAGTTCTTGTATAATTACTCATTAAATAAGTCTCCCTAATAATACGTTAATGTCAATTTTTTGTATGGAAAATTCTGATCCGCTAATTGTTGATTCTAAACCTACAGTAACTGTTGTTCCATGTCCTGAACCCTGTACATTAGGTACTTGTATTTCTGTTCCTAATGAGTATTCAAAAGAAGGCTCAGTAGCAGGAACTCTAGCACCACTAGGGTTAGTAGGGTCTACCAACTTTTCTGTAAAATCAGCAGTTGCTCCTACAGGAGTATTTACACTAGAAATACCGTACTCTGCAACTCCGTAAAAAGCTGTAGTTGCATTAGTTCTTGTGGATGTAAAAGTTTGCTTGTAGTAAGAATCTGAATAATCATATCCCCAATTAAGAACGGATTGTGCCGCCGCATCCCCAATAATTGTCATTTTAAACTTTTTAAGGAATTTAATATTAGATGAATTTCCAAAATCTAACGGGTTGCTAAAGTATGCTAATTGATAGGAAGATGTTGAGTAAGTTTGTGTTGACCCTACAAGAGTACATAGTTTATCAGTAAAGCCTCTGTACTCATAAATACCCCCTTGTCTTCCCATGTATATCTTACCGTCCTGTGTTCTTGTGTAACACAAAGCAATAGGAGTTGACCACGTTGTAACCCTGTGTGATCCGTCAGGTAACGCCTGTCTCATGTCAAAACAATACGTTATATTGTTATTAGGTAAAGTTAAAAGATAAAAAGCTTCCTCTGGGCTGTACATAGACTTAACAGGAGCTAATGTAGAGTCTGCTATTCTTTCCTCGTTGACATAACGTACTAAGTCATTCCTGACGTTTCTGCTAATGTCTCGCATGGGCATAGACTTTTCCTGTATAACTCTACCAAAGCTACGTACACCTGAATCCGATAGGAATATAATGTCAGTACCAGTGTGTTGTACGGAGTCTCTAGCAACACAACCTACGCCCTCTACAGTGTCATGTAGTTTAAAGACACCTGATGTAACAACATCATCCGCACCAGAATACACCACAATAGATACTTTACCAAAAACAATAAGGAAACCATTGTGTGCCGCAAGTGCTACAATTTCATCGTGACCTGTAGGCCATACAGACGTTAAATCAATAGCTCCTGTTGCTCCACCATTCCAATCATTACCATTTAAAGTATCTGACCAATATATTGTATGTTTGTTATTTGTAATGTCTGCTATCCATAAACGACCAAAAGCCGCTAATACTTCATTGGCTTGATAAGGATCGTCTGCACTTCCTGCGGTTATAACACTAACTGTGTGGCTACTTCCTGATCCTGTTAAAGTAGGAGCCGGAGAAACCGCACCTGTTGTTTTATAAGTAAATTTAAAACCATTTCCTGCGTCATTTTTTGCTACAGTAAATAGTAAATTACTGTAATTAGAACCGCCTTGTATAGCAGTTACTTGTGCGTCTATACTACTGTAAGTTGCACTTCCTATACTTACTGTTGTAGTTCCATCAGCAACAACAAGTGTTGTTGTTTCAGAAGCGGTAGCGGTGACATTGTATACTCCAAAAACACCATTAGGCGCATCAAAACCTGTAACTGCTGACAGTTTTACAAGCCCTTGAGAACTAGAGTCAGTATAAACTAAAGGTTCATGCCCTCTTTGATAAAAATAAACATGATCGTTAAAGTTGACAACCTTCCAGTTATTAGCACTTATAGTATAACCTGAAGGAGTTATGTCAGTTAAAGTTGATGTACCACTAAATATTTTATTGTTACCCGCAGAGAAAACAACTTTATCACCACTTTTATCTAAGGACTCAAAGATTGTTTGTATTTTTACAGTGTTTGTACCTACTGAGGAAGCACCTGCTGTGTTTGTAGCTGTAGACAACAACACTGAGCCTTTCCTAGCTCCTACTCGTCCTAGCTTGTCAATAACACAATTAGTTGCAACAGACGCATAACTAGGGTCAAGACCCACAGGAGAGTCCTGCGTATTAATACCGCCAAACGCAGGTGCATTAATTGTTACGTTCTGTAATTGTTGAGCCACTATACTGGTCTCCAAATAGTTTCTTCTTCCTGTCTTGCAACATCAAGAGCAACCATGTCACCCAATGTTTGATCTGCAATAGCAAACAGTTCCGCTGAGGATGTACCACCAGTCTCCCCTCGCTCCCTTGAAGCCAACGCTACTGCATAATGTATTACAGGATTGGAAGGAACATACAAGTTAGTGCTGTCAGCAACCATAGGTGCTTTTTTATCCACAGCATTAACACGTATAATATACTCTTTGTCAGGTATAGGATATAGGTCAATCAAAGCTTCCCCTGTCTCACTAAAACCATTCCAAGAGTAGTACACAGGTGAGCTATTAGGTACACCGCTGTTTAAGTAAGCATTGTTCATCCAATGGGATGACACAGGTCTCATAAAGTAGTTGGATGTATCATTAATAACATCCAATGTTTTAAGGCTCACATCCGAATCAGTTAGCTGATAACTAAATGTATTAGCTACTGTGTTAATAGTAAATGTTGTACGTAGTGAAGACCAATCCCAAGAGTCCTCTACAATCCTTTTAGCATCGTTTACAAACTCTCCTATTAGCTTAGAATAGCTGTTATCCGACACAGACGTAATTGTATCGTCTTCCCTTAGCCGCCTTAGTACACTTTGTACAAGTTGTAAATAAGTCATAAGAGTATGTATCCTTGCTTTGTGAATTTCATTAGTTGTTCCTTTGAACCCCTTTTGTTTTTTCTACTGTTCTCATTGCGCCTAGTCCTAACATACCAAGAAGTACAGGCATCATTGTTGACAAATCAATTAAAGGAACAACGATTGTAGACTTGGATAAAGCAAGCGCAAAGTTTGCCAACGGGATAAGAAGAAAGTTACTCGCCATGCCAAGGCAACAAGTCCACCCAACAGCAGGTCTCCAACCAGAGACAAAAAGCGACTTATGTCCTGCGCTAATTTTGTTAATTTCAATTTGCCCTTTAGCAAGCTCTTGTGCGTGTTTTTCTGCCATTGTTGTAATTTCATGCACAAGCGCATTCTTTTTATCTTTGTCCTCTATAAATTTATCCAATAAACCTGAGACAGGGCCAATTAATGAAGTAATAATGGACATTATCCAGTCCTTTCCCACATGTATACAACTATGGACGGTTGTATTACAGATACTGTAGTTGTAGAGGAAGTAACCGCCGCTGGAGAAGTAGCGTGAGCCATGTCATCTCTGTCCGAACTATCACCAGTTCCGTCACCTACAATTAAAGCTCCACTAGTAGTTGGGTTTATTAGAGCACCTCCTGAGCTTCCTGTTAAACCATAACCAGTAGTAGGAATTACAGTGTCTACCGCAACGCCGACAGTTTTAGAACCTTGTAGTTCTCTTGGCGCATCAAAGTCAGTGTCAGTAGCGTCTAAGCTTACAAGCGCTCTACCTGCCCCAAAGACAGCCCACTGACCTCCAAATAAATCAGCAGGTGACTGAGCATTAACGGAAATATAAATAGCACCTACAGGATAAGCTTGCAATGCTCCTGCTATTTCCACTACAGCATTAGAACTGTTTTTTGAGTATAGTTTTTTATCAGCAGTATTAACTGCTAACTCAGCGCCACTTGAAGTTTGTGTAAGATTTCCTGCGGTAGGCACTGCGTCCGCTGTAGAACTTACTTTAGTTAATAGAGTAGTCATAATTATTTCTTACCTAATAGTTGTTTAACAGTGTCACTTTCATATATACGTAAACCTAACCAAACAATAGTAAACAAAGAAGCAATAGGTGGTAGCCATGCGCCTAGTGTTAATACTGCCGTTGAAGCCGCCGCTATATCCACTACTTCCTTAGTTTCTCCGATCATTGTTTTATCCTTAAAATTTTTCATTATAGAAGTTAAAAAAATAACGCATATAGTGCAAACCCAAAAACTACAAGGACAAGTGCAAGCCCCCACCAAGTGTTTGAGTCTGACCAATCTTGACCTGAAATCATTCAAATATCTCCGTTGTCTCTGGATCTACATACTTAGGTTTACAATAAGCTCTAACAGGTACAGGAAATGCTTCCTTAAATGTAATCCCTGCTGTACCTTGAATACCTTGTAAGCTTATGCTTCGAGCAAAGTATGTGCATTTATTAACATCAGCCCATACACCGTACTCTTCTGTTTCGATAACAAGACCATCCGCAGTTAGCATCTCTAACATTAATGCAAACACTAACTGTTTCATCGTATTACCGTACTGTTTACATCAACCCACTGAACCTGACATCTACAGTCAACAGGGTCGTACTTATTGCTGGGTCTTGATAACTCCTGACACATATAAATACAATGTGACTTCTTTAAATAATAAAGGGTCTGCTCTTCAACTACCTCGCCATTGACAAAGAATAGAAGGGCAAACACCATCTTCATTGTTTAGCCAGTAGTGCCTGTACCAACGCCTGTATCTGCTCGTTAGTCTTCTCTTGTATCTTTTCCTGTCTAGCCAATGACTCTACGATTGCATCAACCTTAGTCTCTGTTACAGCTTGAGCCTGTCCATTAGCCTGTGCTTTCTTAGCAGTCTCTTTGACTATCACTTCGATTCTTTTAACTTCCTTAGTAGTAGACTCAGCATTAGCCTGTGCCGCACCGTAGGAGATAGCACCGACAAACAACGAGACTACTAATGGAATAGCCCAAGTTGGGATTACAATGCCTTTATCACTCACCACGGCACCTCCGCTACTACTGATGGAGCCTTAGACTCAGCTATTTGATTAGCAATAGAAGCCTCAATGTCACTAACAGTTATTTGTGGACAGTCCTTTACCCAACCGACAGCCATCTCTTCTGTAATATCTGCAAATGCTACAAAGTCATCTGAGTCTGCGTCTGGTGTAAAACTGCAAGTACCATATGAACTACCGTAGTGACTAACTGCGTCATCACCAGTTCCTACTTCCTCGCTATCACTTGCTCGCCAGTGTGCAACGATTACACCATCGTCACTTGAGTTTCTTTCGAGCTGTACTACTGTCCAAGTTACTGCCATTTTCTTGTCCTCTAATAAAAGTTAAATTGCTGAAATAATAAATGCTAGGAGTTCACTGTATCGAACACCCATTCTTGTCTTCTCTACGCCATCCTCTGTCCATGTGTTACTAGTGAACATTCCATAGCGCCCTGCGTCTAAACCTTCAGCCTCAAATGCGGCCTGTAGGTCTTGCGCTATGATTCCAAAGTGAATACGAGCATCATCGCCCTTGTCTTCAACTGCTGATTTCCATCGGAATTTCTTAAGTAGACCTTTGCAAGCCACTGCCACACGTTCTTCGGCTTCTGTGAGAGACTCTATGTCTTGCTTTTCGTTGCCGTCAGATGTTTGGATAGTACCGTTAGTAGCGTAGATATCATCAAACCTAGCGCCAGATTCACCTAGGTCAATTTTGTCATCAGACGTTGTTGTGTTAGTTATAGAATATGGCTTAATCGCTCCAAT